GAAGGAGAAGATATAGAATTGTTTAATGAATTTGCCAAAATATTAATGGAGGTATCTAGTGGGTAGGTTAAGTCACGATAAAAAAGAACAAGTATTAGCTGGTATGAGACTTCTAGGAACTAAGAAGGCTGGAGCTACAGCAGCTGATATTTCTATAGAGAAACTAAATGAAGAAATAAAGAAATCTGCTATATTCAAGAAACGAGTAAGTGATGCAATTGCTATTGGTAAATCAAATCTTGGTGATAACGCTTTAGAGGTCATTTCAACTTATGCGTTAAATCCACCTCCGAAGACAGATAGAAATCAACTTACGGCAGCGATAGCTTTAGCCAATGCGTTTATACCTGGTTTTAAAGGGGCTACTACAGTTCAGGGTAAGATAGACCATAATATCAAGGTTTTATCGGCAGTCCCTAGACCGACTTATTTACCACCACCTAAAGTAACTATTGAGAAACCTAAAAAATCTAAAATAGAGATTTACGATGATAAAGGTGAATATATCGGAACTCAGGTAAAAGAGGTTGAGAATGAATGAGTGCAACACCGTTGCAATATCTGAACAATGGTATAGAGAGCTTTGTGAAGATTGCAGGGATATTGTAGTTGAAACTGAATTTGCAGCACGCTGGGCGTTAGTTGAAGGGTATCATTTTCTAGGTAAACGGATAATAGAGGAATCAGATAATTTGAATAAACTATCTAATCGTGGGGTAGATGTTATAGACCGCATGGCGAACGATATACAGCGTAGTAAGAGAACTATCTACCATGCTATACAATTTGCGAAAACATATCCTGATTTAAACCTACTTCCTGAAGGAAAAGATTGCTCATGGCATAAAATAGTAAATAAATACTTGACAAACGGTAAAGAGGGGTATATAATAAAGAAAAAAGAGTTATATAGAATGATTAGAGAGATTAAGGAATTATTAAACACAGAATATCTCAAAGCTCACCAAGAAGAGGTTAAATTATCTAAAGCCTCTTACCAATATGACTCTAATCAAGCCGTTATAAGATTTATTCGTTATTTACAAGACCAAATAAATAAAATTACAGGAGAGGTAGAATGAAAACAATAGAAACAATCTACAAACCGACAATACGTAAAGGGTGCGGTAGCAGACGAGGGGGGACTACAGGACATCGTAAGAACACAATAAACGGCAAAGTAGAACTTATTCACAAGCCTAACAAATGCCCATATGGCGGAGATTGTTTTCATTGTCCAGCACCAGATTGTAGATACGGAGGTAATTAGTGAATAAAATATTTAATGAAGTTAACGAATGGTCAGATAACTCTACTTCTAAAATATGCCCACGAATGTCAAGCTCGTTAGGGAAAGTTCATTGCCATGGTGAGGATTGTGCTTTCTGGGATAACGGGCAATGTATAGAAGTAACAAATAGCGAGTCTCTAGTAAGAATAGCAGACAACATGAATATTTGTTATGAGATAGCAGACTATAAGACTACTGGTGAGGAATTTAAGTTATAAGTAACTTAACAAGTGGAGGTATTGGAATGAAGGTAGAGAAATTAAGGAAAGAACTTTCCAGTCTACCGATGACTGGTTGTGATGGGTGCGAACGTGGATGCAAACCACCTACTGACAAGTTACTCTGCCCACATGATGTAGAGCAGATACTATCACTAATAGATGAGAATATCAGGCTAGAGCGAGAAAGGATAGTATTGTGGGGAATGGAGTCTTGTTGGGAACACAATCGTGGGAATGGTGGATTGTTTACTAGGCGAGAGTGCCCGATATGTTGGGGGGAATTAGCTGATACTACCAAAAAGGAGAAGCAATGACTAAAGTAGATACAGTAACATTTGAATACGAACATTGTGGTGAGTGCAGTAATTGTGACTACAAAGACAGTGAGTATTATTGCCTGAAAGCTGAACGAGTTTTAGACGGTATTTGGAACGGCATACCTGATTGGTGTCCGCTAGAAGATAAGAAGGAGAGTTAATGGCATTACCAAAAGAAGGAACTAGCGAGTGGCTAGACGAAGTGAAGTTTTACGTAAACTCAAAAGAGCCAGACAGAATAAAAAGGGCTAAGAAACATAATATAAAATTGTCCTCTTACGAAAGGTTAATGCGTAAGCGTGGCATTAAGTTAAACGGAGAAGAACACAATGTTGTAGTTGAGACACAAGTAGACCCGATTGTTAATTTACCTCCGATAGAACTGCAATACTACAATCACCCAGAGGAGAAAGAGGGCGACGAGGAAGAAGCGTTATTACATATATCAGACGGTCATGCTGGCAAGATAACAGTATCTTTTGACGGTGATGTTTACAACTACCGCATGGAATATCTGTTTGAATCTGTAATGAAGATTATCACATTGCACAGAAAAGCCTATCCCGTAAGGAAGTTACACATACTTATGACTGGAGACAACATACAGGGTGAGAATCCATTTCAGGGCTCTAAGATAGGGGCTGTTAGCATGGGGGCTAGAGACCAGACAATTAAATTAGCTTACCCCGCTATGGTCAGATTAATAGGATCACTTGCACAAGAGTTTGAGGAGATAGAGGTTGAATGTGTTAAGGGCAATCATGGGGCAAGTAAACTAGCACCAGAAACATCATCTGAAGACTTGAGACTGTATGATTTACTGAAGGTTTACTTCGGAAGTCACAAGAGGATAAAGATAAACATACATGAGGGCTTCTCGGCAATAGTTAATATTAATGGGTTCAGGTGTTTTGTATTTCATGGTGATGGTATTCAATGCCAACAGGGTGTGCCGTTCTTTGCGCTAGATAAGAAGTTAAAGTCTTGGTATATGCAATATGGCGGATTTCAATATGCCTTTGGCGGTCATTTTCACAAGAGGCACAGTGACGAGATAAGTTCAAGGCTAGAATACTTTATGTGTTCTACCCTTGTATCAGACGATGACTGGGCGTTAAAGCAACTTGGCATATCATCTAATCCTTCTCAGGGATTATACGGTGTCCACCCCAGATACGGGGTTACTTGGAGATATGCTGTCCAGGTAGATAAGAAATTCCTACCAGATGGAGGTAACTAATGGATAAAGAGAAGTTAAGCCAGCACACAAAGAGGGAGTTAGGGGAATGAAAAACTACGACTTGATTTACGAAATAGGAGAGATGATTGAAGGGATTAGATTTGACCACGTGGAGGGATATAGCTGTCTTGGAGATTATAGAAGTGGAGCGAATATTCATCCTATTCAATACAGAGCATTAACGAATACTAGAGTTGGTGATGATGACCCATTTGAAGGGATAGGGTGGAGTCCGAATGAAGCATTAAGAGATTTATATAAAACACTTATGGGAGTTGAAAGGATAGGATAATGGATAAAGAGAAGTATACGGATGAGGACTTTATCTGTGACAATTTTGGGGTTGAGTGCCAGCAATTAAAGGACGCCCTACTCCCACAAGCAGAGCCAGAGATACCAAAGGGTTCTACCTGCCATTTTGAGCGAGATAGTAAAGGGGAGTGGTGGGTAGTATGGTGTGCTGACTTTGAAGGTGACAAACCAGGCAGAAAACTATGCCCTGAGAGTTTTGCTATGGAGTGTGCTTATCAACAGGGGGTAAGAGATGAAAGGGAGAAATGGATTAAAGCCTTTGCCTATCATGGTATTAAAATAGAGAATCCGAAGCAAGTAAAACGTATTATTGCACAACTAAAAGAGAAACGTAGTAAAGAAACTTTAGAGGATTTATGGAAGGGATAGGAGATATTTTATGAGTTGGACTAATTTATGTGTAGAGGCTTTTTGTTTTGGTGATACTGATGAAAATGGTAATTATCCCTGTGGTAGGGATTGCCCATCTCATTTATGTTTAAAGAACAATTATTGCCCTCATTTTGCTTATGCTGAAACAACAGAGCGAGAAGTTGCTCTATTCACACCCATGAAATTCATTATCAAAGACAAGATTGGTATTTGGGCAGAAGTATTATACTGGAAATTGAGATGGTGGTTTTGGGATAGGCTTTGGTTTAATAGACGAAAAGTAGAAGATTCTTTAAATAATATCGGGACTATATCAAACGAAGATTGCCCGATGTTAGTGGAAATGGAAGATGAAAATAAATCAGAGTTTGAGAATTGGTTTAGGGGGATAAATGAACTATAAAGATACAATAATGACCAAACAGCAGATAGAGGATATGGCACGGAAAGAAGCAATGATGCCTCATGTAGTAGCTGAAGCACAAGCTGAAATATCTTTTAAGGCTGGTATGGAAAAGGTAATTGATTTTATTGAAAGTCAGATTTGTAGTGAAGGCTGTATTATGTTAGACATGAACGAAAACCAATGGAAGGCAAAAGTAAAAGAGTGGGGGATTAATTGACCTGTTTTAAGTTTATGCAACAATGTCCATTAGCAGAGAACTGTATTGATTACACAACTGGAGACAATAGACCACCTAACCACGATGTTAGAAACAAGGTTATATGTGCTAAGTGGTTGAGCATGGAGTGCTCGGCAATCCCAGAGATATACATGAAGCTAAAAGGGGAACTTCCAGCTTGTAATATAGAGAAGATGAGGAGACTTAAAGATGAAACCAAGTAAAGAGCAACATATAAACAAAGTCTATTTAGGGGTTACTTGACAAATGAATAGTATTGTAGTAGAATTAAGGTATAATGTAGGGGGGCAAAATGGAAAATAGAGATTTTATGGATGCGGATGGCGAGTATTTTGACAATCTACTCCAAGATATGATATGCGAAGTACCTCAGTTGCGTAGACTATGGACTTGGAAAGACGAAGGAGAGATATTACAGGATAATATTAAACTGGGGATAGTATTTGATTTACTAGAGCATTTACATAAACATTACTTGGTATCCCTGTCTAAGGCGGAAAATGTCTAAGAGTATAGATTTAAGTAAACTATATAAACCACACCCTAAGGAGGTGATATGATAATTAATAGAGTTTGGGCGATGCCTAACAAGTGGACTTTTAAGGTAAAGCCCATCAGAGAAAATGTAGGATGCAAGATGGATGATGACGCATATATAGCAGGATATGAAATAGGAATTGACGCAGGGCGCAGAGAAGTATTGGGGTGGATGCTTATGACTATGGCTTTCACTAATAGCGAGAACCTTCCACCTAATATCTTAAGGGTAGATTTTAAGTATGACGAGTGGAAAGCCAAGCTAGCGGAATGGGGAATAGAATAGATATTGCAACGCATTGCAATAAGTGAGGGTAAGAATGAGTCATACAGTAGAAGTTAATTTAATAGCTGACCAGCTTATAACTTTTCAGGGATTTGATATTAACATTCACAATATTGAGACTATTATTCTTGGTTCTGAAGGTGAAATTAAAGAAATTGTCGTAAGGATAAAAGCGGATTGTCTAAGCCAAGTATAGATTTAAGTGAACTATATAAACCACACCCTAAGGGGGTATTATGAATAAACCTTATTATCAAGATGAGTTAGTTACTATCTATAATGGTGATTGTAGAGAGATATTGCCTGAGTTGCCCGATAATTGTGTAGATTTAGTTCTGACAGACCCCCCATACGGGATTTCCTTTTCTAGTGTTTCTAATTGGTATGCACTGACTAAACAGCAGGGGAAGTTGTTTTAGAGGTGGGGTTACTCCACGCCTCTATCTTCCAGTCTCAAAAAATGTTACATATTTCTAACATTGATTTGACATAAGTAATATTGTGCGACCCAAAGCCGTGTGTAAAATATACTTTGTAGGGTAGGGGGGTTTTATTTTGCTGAGATTTGTTAGAAAGGGCTAGAGTAACTCACAATAACTATACAGAAAACCAAAAGAGCAAATCTAGTGCAAAACAGCAATAAAAAACCTTGACATATATAGAGTTTTATAGTATAATAGAATAAAGAAAGGCAACAAGATTGGCAATAGATTTAAGCAACTTATATAAACCTCACCCAAGACAGGTATTATTTCACAAAGCGTCAGAAAGGGGTAGATTATTTGGTGGAGCTATCAGAGGCGGTAAAACTGTTTGCGGTGTAGCAGAGGGAATTCAGTTATCATTAGACTACCCAGGCAATGTAGGAATCATGGCACGTCAGAATCTACCAGCTTTCAAACGAACAGTAATGGTAGAGTTAGAGAAATACATTGACTATTTATACCCTAAAATCATAACACAGCATCATTCAACAGACCATTATATACAGTTCTACAACGGTTCTCGGATATGGTATACTGGACTTGGAGACGATACTAGGGGATTAGCGTCTCAGATGGGTACTACTATCGGGTGGTTTTTCATAGACCAAGTAGAGGAATGCTCTGAGATGCACTTTAACAACCTTTTAGGGCGTCTAAGTTTAAACTTAAAGGATATTAAGCTAAAGTATTTTCTAACGGCTAATCCTCAACCTGGGTGGGTTAAAATGCGGTTTATAGAGTCTCACCCAGACGATTTTATCTATATCCCTAGTCTTCCGAAGGACAACCCATACTTACCTGAAAATTATGAAGAAGAATTAAGGAATATCTATCCTGAAGAGATAGTTAGGGCTTGGCTTGACGGAGACTGGGACGTTATGGAAGGTGGCAATTTCTTATTTCCTTATGCGCAGATTAGAGAGGCGGTTAATAGAGAAGTAAATCAAGATGATACTAGCTGGGCTGGGGTTGACATCTCAAGGGAAGGTGACGATTCAAGTGTGTTTATAGTTCGTCAGGGTGGTAAAGTAATCTATATTGATACATGGGCTAAAACTGACCTTATGGAATCTACAGGTATTATTTTACAGAAGATAGAGAAATTCGGAATAGACCCGAAGAACGTTAATTTAGATGCTGTAGCTTTAGGTGCTGGTATCTATGACCGACTTCGTGAGCAGAAGGTTTACATTAATGGGGTTATAGCTGGTGGCGAACCTATGGACAAAGAACATTACGTAAACTCAAGGGCTGAGATGTATGATAATCTTCGTAAACTCTTTGAAGCTGGGACTATAAGTATTCCAGACGACCAGGATTTAATAGCTCAACTTTCAAGTATAAGATTCAAGATAGCTTCTGATAAAAAACTACAGTTAGTTTCTAAAGAGGAAATGAAAAGGACATATCATTTAAAGAGTCCTGATAAAGCCGACTCTTTAGCGTTGGCGTTCTATGAGCCTAAAGAAAGGAATCCTCAGATTAGATGGCTATAATTAAACCAGATAAATATTTTCCAGGATACTGGGAGCTAAAGGCTAAAATACTAGAAGTAACAATCTGTCGCAAATGCGGTATGCCTTTAGACGATAATTATAAGAAACGCAGGAGAGGTAAATTATGCTTAACGTGTTACATAAAAGAAGCTATGGAAGTTAAAAGACTATTCACCCATCTACTTGACATTGATACATTATAATTAATAATAGGGGTAAAGAAGTAGTGCGCACTCCCCTATTAAGAGGTAACTATTGTCTATAATTGACAAGATATTCGGAAAGTCCTCAATACCTAACCGCAACTTCTATTATAGCGGGGTAACTCCTCCCAGTATGAATACTGAGGGGTTTCTTAACGCTTATGGGAATATTGGTTGGTTGCACGCTGTAATCTTTAGGATAGCTTTAGGTTGTAGTGAGGTAGAGTGGACTTTATTTGATACCACTAATCAAGATAAACCTAGACAGATTTATAAACACCCTATATTAAAACTCTTAAAACAGGTCAATCCATTTCAGACTTCAAATGAATTTATAGCTTTAGATACGATTTACAATGAGTTAATTGGTGAGTCGTTCTGGGCTTTAAACTTTAACGCTCTAGGCGAGCCCGCGGAGATTATCTTACCATACCCTAATAAAATGTCAGTCGTTCCGGCTGCTAATTTCCCATTTGTTAAAGGTTATGTTTACGGCACAGGTCAAGACGCAGTACCGTTTGATGTAAACGAGATTATACATTTCAAATATCCTAACCCGTTAAATCAGTATAGAGGATTAGCTCCAGCTAAAGCCATCGGGATTAACCTAGACGCTGAACAGAACGCTGACAAGTGGGTTAACCAGTTCTTCTATAACTCCGCTCGGCCTGATGGAGTTATTCAGTTTGACTATAATTTAAGCGATGAGCAGTTTGAGAAGCTAAAGAAACAATGGAGTGAAAAATACAAGGGCGTTTCTAAGGCTCACCAGGTAGCACTTTTAGAGGGCGGCGGTAAGTATCTACAAATCCAAAACACTATTAAGGATATGGACTTCCCTAATCTTAAACAGAAGAATAGGGATGTTATTCTAGGTGTGTTTGGTATGCCGTTAAGCGTCATGGGGATTAGTGAAAATGTAAATAAGGCTAATTGCTATGATTCGCAGACTGAATATTTAACTGATAATGGATGGAAGTTATACGAGCAAGTAACCGATAGTGATAAAATCGCCTCTTATGATAATGGCTATCTGAAGTTTGAGAAGCCATTAAACCGCTATCAATATGATTATAACGGCGAGATGTATCATTATAGTGCTGGTGTTACTGATTTAATGGTAACTCCCAACCATAATATCTACTATCGCTATCCTGACGGCGAGTATAAGAAAAGTCAAGCTAAAGATATTACACACAATAGATTAAAGTTTAAGGCTAGTTGTAATTGGCAAGGTGCTACTTATTTAGACATTCCGTTTGAGCAAATAGGTATAAAGACATGGCTTGAATTTTTAGGCTATTTTATATCTGAAGGTGGTTTATCTGTTAAGGCTCGTAACGGTCATCATTATATGTTTACCCTAGCTCAAAAGGATAAAGATAACGCTGATAAGATTCGTTTCTGCCTTGATAGTTTACCGTTTGAGTATACAGAGAACTTTGATGGTTATTATCGCTGGACTGTTTATGGTAAAGAGATACATCAATATCTGTTAAACAGTATCGGGGATTATTGCGAGAACAAGCGAATACCAAAGGACATTAAGGCACTTGATTCTAGCTTGCTCTTAATTCTATTTGATGCTTTAATGCTTGGTGATGGCTCTTGGGATAAACGGGACAATCGCACAAGTGGTTATTATGCCACGACCTCAAAACAATTAGCCGATGATGTTATGGAGATTGCTTTCAAACTTGGCTATCGTGTTAGTTGTAAATCGCATCAAGATAAACGACCCAACAGACAATTAATGTATTTTGTTCACTTCTCGGAACGCCAAGAGGTTGAAGTCCAGAAGTCTAATAATGGTATAACAGTTGAGCAATATAATGGCAAGGTAAGTTGCTTTGAAGTTCCTAGCCATTTACTTATTACAAGGCGTAATGGTTTTGTATCAATTCAAGGAAATAGCGAGGCAGGGGATTATACCTTTGCCAGATGGATAGTTAAACCTAGATTAGATTGGAAAAAAGCCAAGATTCAGGAACAGCTAATACCCAAGTTTAGAAAGTCAGAAAATCTTGAAATAGGCTTTAAGGAAGTAGTACCGGAGACAACCGAGCAGAAGATAAGTGCTGCTGAATCGGGAATGAGGGCCGGTTATTTAACTGTCAATGAAGCCCGTAAAACTCAAGGGCTAGACCCTATTCCTAATGGTGATGTTTTGTTAGTGCCTCTTAATCTTATACCTACACCTGTTAGCGGTAAAGTGACGCAGGGTGGAGCAGTGGAAGCTCGCATGGCTCATAACCATGAGGCCGTAGGTTCGAATCCTGCCCCTGCTACCAAATCATTAGATGCTGACCAGAAACGCCTACACTGGGAAGCATACGCTCAAAAGACAGAACGTCAAGAGGAAATGTTCACCAAGGTATTTGAGCAGGTCTTTAAAGAACAATCACAGACAGTAGTTGAGCAATATAAAAAGACTGGTGAACTACCACCTTTAAATGATGAAGATACAGCCAAGAGATTTGAGGCGGCAATTAGTCTGGTTTATGAGGATGCTTTTGAGGGGGCTGTTTGATAGTAGAAAGGCAAGATGAGCAATACTGCTTATCCAATAATGTCAACCACCAATCAGAATTAGGGTCAATAAAAGTGGTAAACATTTCACCCTCTTTGGCTTCACGTCCACAATTAGAACAGGACTTATTCATCTTCTCTACTCCTTAACATATTGCAATGCGTTGCAGAATCTTTTATAGTCCTAGCAGATATTTATAGGATGATGGAACTTCATAAGTCCACTGATAGTAATCCCGCCAACCTATTTGACTTCTGCCTGCGGTTTGTATAACATTTATTATATGAGGGCAAGGGTTTGTTAGTTCATAAGTATTTATCTGCCCACATACAGGACATTTATTTGTTTCGCCTAGTGTTCTACGTTGTATATTTCTCATTTCTTTATCCTCACTAATATTATAAACTACTTATTCTAATTTGTCAATACCCTAAATGGGATTTTTAAGGATTTATTTTAATGACTAAACAGGGTGAGATTGTAAATATAGCTAAATGCTTATTTGGTATTGAGATTAGTTTAGGGCAATTATTAGCATATGAAGAAGGGTTAGATAAACTTTTTGGGTTGCCAATACGCTCTGAATGGGAAAATATGGGTGATGATAGCCAAAAGTGGTGGATTGAGAAAGCTAAAGAATATATTAAAGAGCAAGGGATAAACTTAAATGGCAGTTAAGCAACTGGATTCATTTGCTCTAGACTGGATTAAACTACGTTCTTTAACTCTAGCCAAGTCTATCAATAAGACTACACTAGAGGCGTTGAGGAATGAGTTAGCTTTGGGTTTTGAAGCTGGAGAATCTATACAGAAAATATCTAATCGTGTTGAAGGGTATTTTACTGATAAGGCTAAAATGAGAGCCAAAATGATAAGCAGAACAGAAACTATAGCAGCTTCTAATGAGGGTGCTTTACATAGGTATGAAACTGAGGGGGTCGAAAAATCGGAATTCTACCCCTCTCCTGATGCTTGCGAACAATGTATACCGTTAGCTGGCATATATCCTACTAAAGAATCTCACAGTATGATACCTGTCCACCCGAACTGTAGGTGCGTATGGCTTCCAGTGGTGTAACAATAAAATCTTATCGTAAAGAACGAGAGAAGGAAATCCTTGACTCTCTACAAAAGGGGCTTGAAAAAGTGGGTTTAATTGTAGAACGTCAAGCCAAGATAAATGTTTCACAATCTTCTGGACACCCACAAGTACAGACTGGTAGATTACGAAGCTCAATTACTCACAATGTAAATTCTAACGAAGTTGAAATAGGCACTAATGTTTATTATGGAAAATATCTAGAACATGGAACGTCAAGGATGCCCCCTTATGCGTGGCTTTTCCCTGCTGTTGAATTAAAGAAACAAGAAATTATAGAAGCCTTAAAAGGCAAATTTACTATAGAATAAACCCTCTTGGAGGTAGTATGGAAACTATATATAAGACTTTTCGGGCAGAAGTAAAAGACATAGAAGAAGATGGCTCTTTGAATATGTTTATCCCCGTTTCTAGTGGCAAGGCTGACCGAGATGGTGAAGTAATAGAGCCTCTAGCTTTTAAGAAAACCATCAAGGAGTTTATGAAACACCCTGTGTTGGTTGCTTCACATGATTATCGGGATTTAACTAACCAAATCGGGGAATGGACTAAACTAAAAATAACTCCTGAAGGCATAGAAGGGAAGCCAAAATATTATGTCAATGCTGGAAACGAACAAGCAGACTGGGCTCATTATCTAGCTTCTAATGGTAAAGCTGCTTATTCTGTAGGGTTTATGCCTAAACTCTGGGTCGATGGTGACGGTGAAAAAACCCCTAGAAGGACTTATAAAGAAATTGAACTACTTGAAATATCACAAGTTATTATTCCTTCTAATCGTGATGCAATTATGGGTATGCGTTCTAAAGGGGTTGACTCTGTTGTAGGTGAGATTTTAGATGAGGTTGAAGCTGAAATAAAACAGTATCAATGTGAATGTTTGGAATGCGGTCATAAGTTTGAATCTGAAAAGCACTGTGCTGATACTCAATGCCCTAAATGCGGAGGGAAAACTAGAAGGGCAGAGAGACCAGGCGTAGGTAGAGAAGCAGAAGATGTAGTAACCAAGCCAGAAGTTACAGAGGATTATATTCGTGTCCCAGTATCAGAGGGGCATGGAGACCACAAGATAAGGACTATTAATATCTCTACCGATGAAGGAATCAAGGCTCTTTATTGTGTGGATTGCAAAGAGAATATAACCTATCTATTCTCAAAAGAAAAAGGCTGGACTATGGCTAAAGCCAAGAAGTGGGTTAAGGAGCATTCAAATAAATATATTATATCAGAAACTACTAACAATATAGATGATGAAATTATTATTACTGCTAGTAAGCAACCAGATAATATACAGATATTTGAGAGGGGAACTAGCCAATCTGAAATCATAGACGAGATAGATTATCTAAAAACTCTCATAGTAAATGACGGGTTATCAGAAGATGGCAAAAAGTCTTTTGAGGATTTAATGCGTGTGTCAGGGTACGACAATCCTGTTTTAATAGCTGATGTTCCAAGTGGACAAACAGTAACGGATTCGGAAACGGATTCAGCGTTTATAAAAACATTATACGAAATAATAAAAGAACAAATGGAGGTAAAATAATGCCGGAACTTAAAGAAGAACTGGAAAAGACTATAAAACCCTTGACAGATAAAGTTAAGGAGTTGGAGACTGAATTGAATGAATATAAAGCAAAAGATATAACCAGAAAAGTAACTGGTGATACGGAGATTAAAGTTGTAAAAGACGAAGGCGACAAGCCGTGGAAGTCGCTTGGTGAGCAAGCTGTTGCTATTAAGGACTTCTATATTTCACAGGGAACGAAGATAGATCCACGCCTGAAAATCACTGGTTCGGGCGAGCGTGTCCCTGCTGATGGCGGTTTCTTAATTGACAAACCGCTTTCAGACCAGTTAATTGAAAACCTGTTTACCCAAAGCGATATACTTTCAAGGGTGACAAAACAATCGCTTTCTGGTAATGCTAACGGGATTAAATTCCCTGCCGTAAACGACCAGAACAGGAGTGATGGTTACAGGCATGGTGGTATTCTTGGTTACTGGGCTGGTGAAGGCGCACAGAAGACAGCTACTAAACCAACCTTCGACATGGTTAGCCTTGAGCTTAAAAAATTGGTAGGGCTTTGCTATTGCACTGACGAAATACTTGAAGATGTTTCATTCCTTACGGGCTGGCTAGACAGGTCGTTCAGAGACGAGTTTAACTTCAAACTCTGCGATGCCGTTATCAATGGCGATGGTGCTGCTAAACCGCTTGGGATAATGAACTCCCCTGCACTTATAACAGTAACGGCTGAAACTGGGCAGGGTTCTACTACCATCGTAGCTGAGAATATAATCAAGATGTGGGCAAGGCGTATCTCTAGCCGAGCCTCTAACTATGTATGGTTAATCAATCAGGATATAGAGCCTCAGCTTTACACCATGGCTCTTGCGGTAGGGACTGGTGGTGTCCCTGTTTATATGCCTGCCGGAGGTATTTCAGGAGCGATGTATGGAACTCTGTTTGCTCGGCCTGTAATACCTTGCGACTTCTGCCAGACACTAGGAACGGCTGGCGATGTTATTCTTGTTGACCTTTCCCGCTATATGTTAGTTGACAAGGGTGATGTTCAGTCAGCTTCTTCTATACATCTTAAATTTGACTACGATGAGACTGTATTCAGATGGGTTTACAGGGTAGATGGGCAGCCAATGGACAAGACTTACATCACGCCGTTCAAAGGCACTAACTACCAGAGTCCGTTCATCGTCCTCAATTCTACCAGAACCTAGTTAAAGTAAATTAAAGGGCGGGTTATTTTACTCGCCCTCAACTAAAGTAAAATATGGAGGATTAATATAATGAAAAATCTTGCACAGGAAATACATATCGTTCCACTTAAAACTGAAACTCAAATAACTTCTACCACCGTTATGCCTCATATCAATATGAAGCTATACGAGAAAGTAGAGTTTATCTATCACATGACAGCGGTTGCGGCTGATGGTTTTACCATGACACTAACTCAGTCGGCGGCTACGGCAGGTTCGACCTCAACCGCTATTGCCGGTTACTATCGGCTGACGGCTGCTGCCGGCACTGATACTCTTGGAACGGCTACAGCTCTAACTAGCTCTGGCTTGGCAATCACAACCTCACATTCTACCCTCACGCTAATTGTTGATGTGGAATCTCAAGATTGCACCACGGCTAGTAAGCCTTATGTCGGACTGACCTTTACCGATGCCGGGAGTGGTGATATTACAGGTACTCTAATCGCCCTTTGTTGGCCGAAGTACCCGCAAGCAACCAACGCTTCTGCTCTTACTTAGGAGATAAATTGACAATACCCAAACGAGACAAAAGGAAACGGCGGGTAGCAAAAGCACCCGCCGCCCCTCCCGTTAATAAGGCAATACTTGAGCCTGTTATTAAAAAGTATTCCCGGATTTGTGAGTACGATTATTGTAAAACAGATTCAGTATATTGTCCTAGATGCGGGAAAGTAACAAATAAAATCACGGAATAATCTTGACCCTTAAGGATGGATAAAATGTCTACACAAGGCGTAGGAACTTTTGCAATCAATTCATTCTGGGAGTCTGGTAGGCTTATCTACTATGAGAAGGCTTACGGGCATACTACCACTGGTGATGTTTTCATTCTCGGTGCTGACTATGTTCAGGTAGGCGATACCGCTAATGATGTAAACTTCGTTTGGAAAGGTGATACTACAGGGACATTCACATTAGATGCCGGAGCGCACACCCTAGCTATGACAGGGCTAGCAACTTCTACTGACGGGGCAGTAACAATCACTGATGCAACGGCATCCACAAGCGCAACCACAGGGGCGTTAATTGTTTCAGGCGGCATTGGCGCAGCAAAAGATATACATACTGCTGGGGATATAAACTTCATGACTAGCGTTGATTCTGCTGCTGTTGCTGATACTGTATCTTTAGGTGGATATGAAATATCAGCAGGGCATAGGGCATTGGCAATTTCTAGCGAAGAAGTGGTAGCTGCTGATGATGATGAGGCTAAATTCTCCAATAAATTGCCTGTTAGAATCAATGGGGCAACGTATAATATCATGCTAACTGTGACGTAATAAAGGAGAATGAAATTGCAGCTTAACGTATTCGAGAGACTTTTAATCAGAAACATTATCCCGCAGATTCAAGGCTGGAACTTCGGTCATATGAAGGAAGCCCGCAAACTTGTAGAGGACTTATTTACCCCTGAAGAAGAAGAAAAACTAGCTATCACAGTAAACGAAGATAGCAAAGGGGTAACTTGGAAAGTCAAAGATGATGAGGGGAATGATATACCTCAGTCAAAAGAAGTAGAAATCTCGGAAGGCTTGAGTAAGAAGATTAAGAAACTACTTGAGCAACTTGACCGAGAGAATCGTTTGGAAATGGCGCATTTTACACTATGCGAAAAGTTCGGGATAGGTAAAGAATAGACAGGTGGCAGCGAAAAGGCGAAGCGGCATAATCGCACAAACCGATGAGGAAACGGGTTAGGTATTGAGGTAGTACATCTCTTGCCATCCACACCCAGGTGAAAAACACACCGGCTGCCACATTCTAAAGGAAGTTAAATGAGTAAGACTATAACTTGTAAAATATGCGGGCAGGAATTTGAATTCCTAGATGGTGAAATTGAATTCTACCAGGATAGAAAACTCATAGAGCCTAAACGCTGCCCTGAATGTAGGACTAAAAGAAAATCAGATAAGGAAACAATAGCTAGATTAGAAGCTAGAGTAAAAGAACTGGAATCTAAATAAATACATCTATAAGGAAGGTGTAACATGGCAAAGATTAATTCAAGGTTTGTTGACGGACTATCAGTAGCTAAAGGTGCTAGAGAAGCAGGGTGGCTATTTGGTAAACCGTCTATTCATTATGGTGGGACGGCAAGTTATGGGGGTTGGTCTAAATCAGATACCTCCCCACTTAATCAGAAAGGCGGAGGTTGGTTAGCCAATCTTTATGGAGGCGCACAGTCTGGTGATGATTGGGCTTCTTTATACATACCAGTTAATGAGCTTCCCGTAACTCAATTAGAAACGGCTAACTGGTCATGGTACCAAACTAATGCTGAATCAATGGGACTTGGTTGTGTTATATGGGTGCATGACCCCGATGACTTTGATAAAAGAGCAGAGATAACCCAATTAGGCGGTGTAGCAGGATTAGAACACGCTGCTGGATGGAACGCACACGAGTTTGATTCTACTGATGCAGGAATGTTCTTTTATGGTGAAGGGACTACTGGGACAGCTTTAACGGCTGGTACTCAATATACATGGGCGCAATTCCAGGCAGATGCATTATTTTCTACATGGTCTATCTATCGTATCTCATGGGACTGGGGTTGGGAAGCATCAGGGACTTTTGAAGATGCTTGGTTAGCTGAAGTCAAAGTCAATGGCGTTTATATTCCTTTATATCCTACTGATGGTGAGACTATAGGCGGGCCGACCAAGACTTTATATGTAGCTACTTCTGGGACTTCTACCACTAAGGCTACGGCGATAACCCCTTCATCGGTGTTTAAGAAAATAAGAATGAAATCCGTTAGCATGGCAACTGCCAGTTCAACGGCTGCTATTTTTGAAGTCTACTTTGGAACGGGTGCGAATATAACTTCAACGCCTGCTAACGCTATTTGTATGGCTAATCTTGATACTGATTCTGTAGTTACTGACCACTTTGAATTTGGTGATGATGGCCCGTTGGGGGCGATAAATACAGTTGTCTCAATCAGGACTTCGGCAGACATTACGACTAACGGTTACTTTGTATTTACCTACAGAGAAGAATAATGGAATATAAAATATGAGCTTAAATGCCCTCAATGCGGGTATCATTATTATCTATCTGTATTAAACCATCCAACATGGGAGCGATGCCCGATTTGTGGATGCAGTAAAAAGATAGAGGAATTCAAGGTGAAACAATGGGTTTTGAAACCTTAAAGAACATCATAGAACAGAATAAAGAGCGGGAATCTAATCTTAATGAGGACGAGGATTTAACTAATAGTCAATGCCCTTATGATTACTGGCCGCTTGACATAAATTCTAAGGGTGAACGCTCTTGCCCAATATGCGGCAGGGTTTGGAGATAATATGTTCGGTGCTTATGCTTCAATAGGAGACTTAAAGGGGATACTCGGCATTACGAGTACCACGGATGACACTGTAATGCGCAAAATTTTGGAGGCTGCTTCACGCTCCATAGATTCGTACACCAACCGAACGTTTGTAACCCAAACAGCCACTAAGTATTTCGATGGTGGTTATTCTTTATGGTTGCCAGACCTCTTATCGGTTACAACTTTAAAGACAGACGAGGACTGCGATGGCACTTATGAGAACACACTAACCACAGATGATTATATTTTATATGGGGTAGGATTAGAAGATAGGTTAAACACCTATCCCAAAACAGAACTTGTTATTAACTCTAGTCTAGGCGACTATGGTTCATTCGCTTCAGGGGTTAAGAAGGGTGTAGAGATTGCTGGAATATGGGGATATGGAGACGGTATCTCGGCTACGCCTTATGTAGCAGATACTACGATAACTGAGGACTTGACGGCTGGTGAAAGTGCGATAGATGTTACCAGTGTAACCAATTTAAGTGCTGGACAGTTAATCCTGATAGGCTCTGAGCAGTATTACATCTATTCAATATCTACTTTAACCTTAACAGTAGAACCTGGTGTAAACGGTACTACACAGGCTACTCATTCTAGCGGTGCTACTATTTACATCTACCAATACCCCTCAGACATAAGACAAGCGTGTATAGATTTAAGCGTAGCTCTTTATCAGAATAGAAGCAAACAAGGTCTACAGAGTGAGCGCATTGGTGACTACAGCTATACCATTCAAGGTACTTCTTTAGGTAAGAGTATGACGGAATCTATTTTAGAGTCAATTAGAAATTACAAGAGGCTGAGGTTCTAGTGGGGATAAGTTCTGGACTCTTTAATCATACATTAACACTTCAAACTCTAACCGAAACAGACGATGGAATGGGCGGAATTACAACCGCATGGGCTGATAGCGGTACATTTAGGGCAAGGATAAGTTCGCTATCCGCGCAGGAAAGATTAGCACAAGATAAAAACACAACATTTGCTACACACAGAATTTATTGTGACAATATGACCATAACTACTGCCGATAGAATTAAATGGGGTAGTTATTATTTTCAAATTACAGGTATTAAAAACCCCTCAGAAATGTATCATCATCTCGAAATAGACGTTAGAGAAATAGACTAATGGCTAGATTTAATGAATCGTTTGACGAGACATGGGATATAGACGTTTCCAAAAACAAGGGATTCTCTTATGATTTTAAGTTTATGTTCGATAGGGAAAATAATCGTTTTATAACGGACTCTAATGAAACATGGAACCAAGATATATCTAAAACAGGTAGATTTGGAGTAAGTAGTGATTAGCCAAGTCAACACTGGATTCTATAATCTATTAAAATTGTGGCCAGAAACTACGGCCAGAAACACTGCTTATGTAGTAGGTGACGTGATAAAACCGACTACCTATGCAAGTCATTCATATAAATGCACTACAGCGGGGACTTCACATAATACAACTGAGCCAACTTGGACAACTACTAACGGGGCTACTACTACTGATGGGACGGCGGTATTTACCTGTTATGATACCAAGACCTACCAACTGAAGGCGAAACAAGCGGATACAGTTCCTTATGTAACCTTCGGATTAATTATTTCAACACCTCAAGGAACATTCGCAGATTACGAGGCTATCGAAAATTCAAACTACTGGGTTAATTGTTTCTCGGATAAAAGTCCTGCTGATGTTGCTGAAATAGCAGATGAGGTATGCGATTGTTTAAGAACTGCCACTATAACAGTAACGGGCTATACCCAAATGAAAATAGTTAGAACCTTTTTAGGTGCTGCGATTTGGGATTCGGAAACAAATATATATCAAATTCCTTTAAGGTTTCATGTTCAGTTAGACAAATCATAATGGCAAACATTTTAACACGCCTAGATTTTAATCCTAGTGCGTCTGATAATACTTTAAAGCTATCCCCAACGGGCTTTAGCCCCCAATCTACCAGCCCTCCGGACACTTTCCGGTGTAGTGGTGATACCACCCCTCTCCTTAACATGTAAGCTAGAATGTTTGTTTTTAGTTAATACAATCAAATTCTCAATACGATTATCATCCCTAACACCATTTATATGATGAACAACCTCATTTGTTTTAAGTAATCTTCCATTAAATTGTTCCCAAACATAACGATGTTCTAACACACAACCATCCTTATTGGCTCTTGGGTGTTCAGGGAGATAAATAAAAATATAACCAGAACTATTTTTATAATGCCCTCCCTTCCATAAATGGTGGTCTTCCCCGCGAGGGCGATGATTAGGAAGATATAATTTATCACCATGTTTGGGGTAACGTGGTTGCCCATTAGATTTACACTCGGTTACCATCCCCCCACAACCACAAGCACAAGGAATCCCTTCTGGGGGTAATCGCCTATTAGAAGACCTAGCCCATAAATGTTCACCCCTAAGGGTGTTATGCCCATGAATAAATCTAGGCGGGTGTTGTTTATGCCAAGGTTTATAAGGGATTTCATTACCACAGCCACATGCACATATAGTCATTATCTTACCTCCTGTAAATATTATAACAGGTTGGTAAACAAAAGTCAAGTTTCTACTTAGGAGGTTTTATTATGAGCCATGTTGCAGGCAAAAATGGATACGTAGATACTGGTTCTGCGGTATCGGGAATCAAATCTTGGACATTGGATTATAATTCCGATGCTCTAGAGACTACTGACTTCGCAGATGCGGGAGTAAAATCCTACATCATAGGCGGGTCTGGATGGTCGGGAACTTTTGAAGGTTTCAAGGATGGTGCGCCTCAGACTCTAGCAGGTTCTAGTGTAACCCTAAGTTTGTATGAGGACAATACCTATCTCTGGACTGGTACGGCATTTATTACGGGAATCTCGGCTAGTACGTCTGCGGATGGGATTGTTTCATATAGTTATACCTATCAAGGTACTGGAAGTTTGACCACGCCTTTAGGTTAAGACTTGTACTATCTAGTCTCGATTTATGGTATAATATAAGTATGAGCATAGTTATAAAGTGTGATTTTTGCGGTAAAGAACGGGTTACTTATCCATCACAAACCCACGATAAGAACTTTTGTAATTCAGAATGTTACCATAAATGGCGTAAGACTTTAGTTGGGAAGTTGGGATATAATTGGAAGGGTGGCAAGATAACAAAGATATGTATTAGGTGTGGTAAGGAATTCCAGGTATTCCCAAGTGGTAATCATCACACCCATTGCTCTTTAACTTGCGCTAACAGAGACATGGCAGACGCACAAAAAGGAATACCAAACCCTAGTAAAGGGAGCAAAGGTGAAGCTAACGGGAGTTGGCGAGGTGGTAAAAAGACTTACATTTGTCAATGGTGTGGGGATGAGTTCAAAGCCTATGAATGGGCAATACATAAATTCTGTTCGGTAACTTGTGCTAGACAATATCAATTCACGGGGGAGGGGAACCCTAATTGGAACGGCGGTGTATCAACTGAAAACGAAAAGTTAAGAGGCGAGAAACCAACCCGTGAATGGCGCAAGTCTGTTTATGAACGTGATAATTATACCTGTCAAGAGTGCGGAGAAACTAAGAAGGTGTTAAACGCTCACCACATTAAGCCGTGGGCATTGTATCCTGAATTAAGACACGATATAGACAACGGCATTACGCTTTGTGTAGATTGCCACGAGAAACAACATAAAGAGAAAAGGAATGGTATTTACTCAGCTTTAGCCTCATAGTAACCATCATCACAACCATTGTCATAAACCTCATCACATAAGGTAGATACATCATCTTGAAGTTCTGATAAATCACCAGACATTTGCATAATTTTGTTTACTAAGGTATTTATTTTAGATTGAAGTTTTTTATCTATCATTTAATTTAAGCCTCCAAAAAGGTGTTAATGTTTTTGCGGATGTAAGGAGTGTTTAGGTCAAGCAGACGAGATAGTTTTTTTAGTCCTGCTTCATTGGGGCGGAAAGCGTAACCATTGATTCTCTGATATTCATACCATAGGTCTCTGCCTTCGGCAAATTCTTTTATTTTAGTATCGTTAATTAACATTCCAATCTCCTTACTTAACTTTATATCTATATTATAAACTATATATCTGAGTTTGTCAAGTCTTTTTTGAACTATTTTGAAATATATTTTTAACATGGAGGTGCTTTATGGCTCATTTAGCTGGTAAGTCAGGTAATGTTTATTTGGCTTCAACTATAATTGATGATTGTGAAGATGATTGGCAAGACGGGACTCATGGAACAGCTGCACTTACTACATCGGACTATAAGACGGGAACAGGGGCTGTTGCGATAACAGGGTCTAGTGTAGTGGCTGGCGACGTTTTAGCTTATGAAGCTATCGCTGCTGGAGCTACTAATTACTCGACTTTCTCTCATGTCCTGTGTTGGGCAAAGTGCACTGACTCTGTTGCCGCTAATGACCTTGTGTTGGTTCTTGACGCTGGGG